TGGGTATCTTGGCTGTTCGCTAAAAAGAAGTATAATGCTGAGGTAGACACTAATCTAATCGAAAACATGCAGAAGTCTCTTGATTTCTACATGAAGCTGTCAGATGACAATAAGGTAAGACTTGATGAAGCTCTTAAAAGAAATGATACTTTAGAGGGGGAAATAAAAGACCTGAGGAAGCAGATGTTTGAGTTAATGAATAATATCTGTTACGACATGACATGTGAGCTTAGGTCAAGACAGCCCAAAAGAGAGTTGAAAGCTAAATCAAAAACAACACAAAAGGAGTGTAAACATGATACTAAAGAAGGGAAATAAAGGAAGTGAAGTGAAAGAACTTCAAAAGCTGCTTCACTTATATGAAGATGGTATCTTTGGTCCTCTTACTGAGGAGGCAGTAAAAGAATTTCAGAAAGCAAATGGTCTCATAGCCGATGGTATAGTGGGGGATAAGACATGGGCAAAGTTGAAAGGTGGTCTTGTCAAATCTTCAAGAGTTATCAATGAAATCATTGTTCATTGCTCTGCTACCAAGGAAGGTCAGGACTTTACTACTGCTGATATTAAGAGATGGCATTTAGCTAGAGGGTTCTCGGATATAGGGTATCACTATGTTATCTATAGAGATGGAAGTGTTCATGCTGGAAGGAATGTGAACATAGGTGGTGCTCATTGCACAGGACATAATTCACACAGCATAGGTGTATGTTACATAGGAGGTCTAGACAAGAACAACAAGCCAAAGGACACAAGAACTGATGCACAGAAGAAGTCCTTACTGAGCTTGCTAACACAGCTGAAGAAGTTATATCCTAAGGCAAATATTTATCCTCATAATAAATTTGCCAATAAAGCATGTCCCTGCTTTAATGCAGAGGTTGAATACAGGAACTTATGATGGAAGAATGGAGAATAGTCAAAGAGTTTCCTAAGTATGAGGTCTCAAACTTAGGAAGGGTAAGACAAATTAGAAATAGTAAGCTAATCTTCCAAAAAGACCACACCCAAGGATATAAACAGGTCACTCTCTATAGTGGGGGTAAGGCTCATTATAGGTATGTACACAGGCTTGTTGCTCAAGCTTTCATACCAAACCCTAGTGGGCTTCCGTTTGTAAACCATAAAGATGAATGTAAAACTCATAATTGGGCAGATAATCTTGAGTGGTGTACTCCCGAATACAATGCTAATTATGGCACATGTCGTTATAGAATGGCTAAAAAGAAGAGTCAAAAGGTGAAGCAGTACACTAAAGATGGGGTACTCATTAGAGAGTGGGGTAGTTGTATTCAAGCAGAAAAGGAGTTGGGACTTAGAAGAGGGTCAATCTCCTCATATATAAACTCTGAGTTTCATTGGGAAAAGTCAGATTAAATAATATAATTTCACTTGCAAAGTATAAGTAAAAAACTTATCGTATTGCACGATACAAAAAGTTTTCTTACCTTTGCACTGTTTTATAAACTAATTAGGAGAAAACTATGGAAGGATTAGATTTTGGAACAATGCTGGATGATGAGCAGATGAACTCATTATTTGGTGAGCAGGAGGATGACACCCAGCCTGAAGAGAAGAAAGAGGGTGACGACGAAAACAATGACAAGGACAAGAATAAAACTGCTGAGGTAGACCCCGAAGGAATGTTCGAGGGAACACCAGAGAGCGTAGGCAGTGAAGACAACAAGGATAATGAGGAAGATACTACTTCTGAAAAGGAAGGTACTTCTCCTGACTTCTTCTCTTCCATTGCCAATGCCTTTGCAGAAGAGGGTATCTTCCCAGACCTTGATGAAGAAACTATTAAGGGTATCAAGACAGCTGAAGACTTTAGAAAAGCTATTGACGAGCAAATCAAGGCAGGTCTTGATGAGCAGCAAAAGAGAGTTGCTGATGCCCTTAATAATAATGTAGAACCTGACAAAGTAAGACAGTATGAGAATCTTATTGCTTACCTAAACACTATTGATGAGGAAACTATCTCTGCTGAAGGTGAAGAGGGTGAAGTACTAAGAAAGAAGATTCTTTTCCAAGATTACATCAACAGAGGGTTCTCAAAGGAAAGGGCTGAGAAGGCAGTAAACAGAGCAATCACCAATGGTACAGACATTGAGGATGCAAAGGAAGCCCTTGAAAGTAACAAGACATTCTTCAAGGAAGAATATCAACAGTTACTTGATGATGCCAAGGCTGACTGGGAAAAGGAACAAGAAGAGAATAGAGCTAAGGCAGAAAGACTAAAGAAGTCAATCCTTGAAGAAGACATTAAGTTCTTTGAAGATGTAGATGTAAGTAAGGACATAAGACAGAGGGCATTTGATGCTATCAGTAAACCTATTTACAAAGACCCAAAGACTGGTGAGACCTACACAGCAGTTCAGAAGCTTGAACTTGACAATAGTGAGGAGTTCCTTGCAAAGCTAGGTCTTATTTATGCTCTTACTGACGGTCTTAAGAACATTGATGGTCTTGTTAAGAAGAAAGTAAAGAAAGAGGTAAAGAGAGGCTTCTCTGAACTGGAAAATAAAATCAATAGCACTAGAAGGGACTCAAGAGGCAATCTTAAGTTTGCCAGTGGTGTTGATGATGCAGAATCAATCCTAGGAAAGGGAATGAAACTCGACCTATAAAAACAATTAAATAATTCCTAATTCAAAACAACTATGGCAAGAAATTTACTAGGTAAGTTTCAAACGATGGAGTTTAGCTCTTGGAAGGGCTTAACAAAGGACAATCACCTTGGAGCAATTTTCAGAGCAGCACCTCAGAAGGCTAGTAACCTCATGGTTCAGCTTCTAGCACAGAAGAGAGGTAGAACTCTTGACACACTGCTAAGTCAGTTCCCAACTAGGGAGTTTGACACAGCTGATGAGTACACATGGGATGTTATTGGTAGTACCCGTCAGAACATTCCTCTTATTGAGGCAAGAGATGAGAATGGTACAGTAGTTACTGCTGCAAGTGGTAATATTGGTGCAGGTACTGCTCCTTTCTATCTTGTATTTGGTAAGGACTGGTTTGCAGATGGTGAGTACATCGTTGGTAATCTCAACGAGATTTATCAGTTTAGAATCCTTGGTGATGCAAGGATGGAAGGTACTAATGCTGTCTACAGAGTAGAGCTTGCTGGCGGAAATGAGGATGGTGTTCCTGCTGAGAGACTCCTTGCAGGAGAGCAGTTCAGCATTGAGGCAGCATTCGTTGAAGCTGAAATGTCAAGAGAGGTTGGTGATGTAAGGTTTGCATCTCCTGTTTCTATGAGAAACGAGTTCTCTCACATCAGAATCAAGCACAAGGTTCCAGGTAACAAGCTAAATAGAAAGCTAGCTGTTGGTGTGCCTATCATCGTTGACAACAAGAAGGGAACTACTAACATGTGGATGCACTATGTAGACTATGCTGTGGAGACACAGTTTGCTGACTACAAGAACAATGCACTTGCATTTGGTAGGTCTAACAGGAACTCAAATGGTGAGTACACAAACATTGGTAAGTCTGGTAACGTCATTAAGACTGGTGCAGGTCTGTATGAGCAGATGGAGGTAGCCAACACAATCTACTACAATGAGTTCAGTCTTAAGCTTATTGAGGAGGCTTTATATGACCTTTCTTATGGTGAGCTTGACCTGAAGAACAGAGTATTCCTAATGAGAACAGGTGAGAAGGGTGCTATCCAATTCCACAAGGAAATTCTTAAGGAGGTTAGTGGATGGTCAATGTTCACTCTCAATGGTGATGCTCTGTCTGTAGTGCAGAAGGCTGACAGTCCTCTACATCAGAATGCTCTTAAGGCTGGATTCCAGTTTGTAGAGTATATGGCTCCTAATGGTGTTACACTAAAGCTTGAGGTTGACCCATACTATGATGACCCTGTAAGAAATAAGATTCAGCACCCACTTGGTGGTCCTGCTTTCTCTTACAGATATGACATCATGGACATTGGTACAATGGACCAGCCTAACATCTTCAAGTGTACTGTTAGAAATGAGCCTGAGTACAGAGGTTATCAGTGGGGTCCATTTAGAAATCCATTCACTGGTGAGGCTAACAACCCATACGCTAGCTTCGATGAGGATGCTGCTGTTATCCACAAGTATGCAACCTTCGGTGTATGTGTTCTTGACCCAACTAGAACAATGTCTATCATCCCTGCTGTCCTACAGGGCTAATATAGGATTTACAGGTGAGGGAGGGGGTGCTTCCTTCCTTACCTTTCTTTTTATAACAACTTAAAGGAGAAGTAAAATGGCTAAAGAGAAGAATGAGCAGGTAATGCTCGATGAAGAAGCAATCAATAGTACTGAAAGAGTGCAAGTCCCTATACAGGAAACTCCAGCTGGTGCTAATGTCACCAGAGTATCAACTGAAAGAGAGAATCTCGTCAATTGCCTAAAGAATGAAAAGGTAATTGTAAGGTTCATTTCTAGGGCAAGAGGTATGATTACAGACCCAAGACATATTCTATATGGAGGTATGGCAGCTGGCTCCAAGATGAGAGTCACTACTCCTCTTCTTAGGTCAGGTAGCTATGCAGATGTTCTCACAAAGGATGAGAAAAAGTTCCTTGAATATAAGTTAGGACTTGAGCCTAATGCGCTCAGCGTACATAACAGAAATAACAACTTCTGGAGTGATGCTAATCCACAAGGTATTGGTAGGGTTGAACTTATCAAGGGAGACAATCCTTTAGACCTTTCTAATCCTATTGATTACATCAAGTATAAGATACTCCTAGCCAATAAAGACCATATTGCCCCATCAATACAAGCACTTCAAGACAGACCTAAGGCAACTTACAAGTTTGTCATTATCAATGAAGGAGATACAGCCAAAGCTGCTAATACGAGAGTTACTCTTAAGGCACAGGCTTATATGGAGTTTGGTAAGGTCAACGAGGATAAGGAGAAGATGAGGGTCATCATCGAGACTATTGATGGTAGACCTACTGCTAGGGATAGTAAGCTAGAATACCTACAAGGTAAGATTGGCGAACTCATTGAAGCAAATACCAAGATGTTCTTACAGGTGGTAAGAGACCCTCTGTTAGACAACAAGGTTCTGATTAAGAAAGCAATTGAGGCAGGTGTTATTGCTAATAGAGGTAACTACCTATATCTAAAGGATGGTAATATGCCTTTATGTGATAATGGACAAGAGCCTACACTAAATATTGCTGCTAAGTACTTGAGCCTTCCAAAGCATCAAGACCTCAAGTTTTCAATTGAGGCAAAAGTAAAGTAAAGTAAAGTTATGACAATACCAGAATTTAGTACTGAGTTCGATGTCCTCTTTAACAATATAACTTCTAACCAAGCCCCAGGCCTCAATGAATATGAGAAGTCTGTATTCTTGACAAAAGCTCAATCACAACTTGTGAATGAGTACTTTAATACAAGAACAGACGGTTTTGGAGGGGGCTTTGACGGAAGTCAAAAAAGACAATATGATTTCTCTAGTCTTATATGTGTAGCAGAGTTATCTGATTACAATGATGCCTCCTATATAAAACTAGATAAAAGAAGTAGGGTGTTCTTGTTTCCTTCTGACTATTTTCTTGCTGTTAATGAATCAATTTCGGATGGTGTATTCCAGTATGTCATAACCCCATTAAGCTATGGAGAATATCAGAGGCTGATGCTTAAGCCTTATAATTTCCCAGTGAAGAGAGGAGTATGGAGGCTAAACACTAGCATTAAGGAAAATGTTGAAGGTGGAGAAGTTATTAGTACACAGCCTATTGTAGAGATTATTGGAAAGTTTCAGAAGACTGAACAGGAAGGAGAAAGTGTTCCTACAGAACATATAACTTATAATTTAAGGTATATCAAAACTCTGTCCCCTATAGTACTGGATGACTTGTCAAACTATGGTACTGATTTGACTATTAGAGGTGTTACTCAAGAAACTCCATGTCAACTGCCTGAGGAAACACATCAAGAGATACTCGAAAGGGCAGTTACTTTGGCTAAGATTGCATGGCAAGGTGGTACTGCAACACAAGCAGCAGCACAACAGAGAAACGATAATTAGCAAAAATAACGGTTATGACTATTCCAGAGTTTAGTAATACTTTTGATACTTTACTTAATAGTTACGGCACACAAGCCCAATTTGGGGAGCAAGTTTCAAAGAGACAAATTGTGCTAGATGAATATGAGAAGTCCCTCTATCTAACTAAGGCACAAGAAGAGGTAGTAGTTAACTTCTACAATGGAAAGAACCCCTATGGGGACTCCTTTGAGAGCACTGAGGAAATGAGAAGATACCTTGAAAGCCTAGTTAAGACCAAGGTTTACTCAACTGAAGAGCAAGTCAGTGGCACTGGGGTGTCCGATAATTCAGTGTTCTATAAGCTACCTAACGATGTGGCATTTATCACAATGGAGCAAATCACCTATGAGGATGAAGCCCTAGGATGCTATAGTGGTAGCACTGCTACTGTATATCCAGTTACTCAGGATGAATACAGCAGGATAAAAAACAACCCCTTTAGGGGCCCAACTAGGTACAAGGCAATCAGGCTTGATACAGGAAATAACACTGTAGAGCTAGTCTCTAAGTATAAGATAAGTGAATACCTATTGAAGTACCTTTCAAAACCTGAGCCTATAATCCTAGAAGATTTACCCAATAACCTTACTATTGAGGGAAGATGGGAACATTCAGAGTGTAAGCTCAATTCAATATTACATGACACTATTCTTGAGAGAGCAGTTCAGATAGCTCTTCAAGCCAAAGGGATAAGTGTAACTAAGTAACTTATTGTTTAATTAAACATTTACAAAAATGGAAATTTTTACAGCGAATCAAGTAAACCAGGTGTACGTGGCTAATGCTTACAAGGCTACTAATGCAAACGTAAAGCTTACAAAGGCTGATACCCTAGGAACAATCGCAGTTGGTAAGAACACAGTAGAGGGAGCTATCTACTTCCAGCATGTTGGTGCTGGTGGACTGACAAGAAGTGACCTAATTGATGTAAAGAAGATTCTTTACGGAAAGGCTACTCCTGCAAGTGCAATGGCTAGAAACCTTAAGGTAGCTACAATTACTCTAAAGAGTAACCTTCTAAACAGCAACAAGCTGACTACTGATGAGGACTATGTTCTCAGAATTAAGTTTGACCAAGTTATTGGTCTATCTCCTGAGCATCAGTACTGGAAGTACGGAGTTGTAAAGGGAGTAAAGGATATGACTGCTACTAACTTCTACAAGACACTCGCTCTCAGCATTGCTAAGAATATGTCAAGAGAGGCAGTACAGTTAGTATCTGTGTTCCTAAAGACTTCAAATAGTGAGGTTGAGGTTACTTCAGCAACAACTGAAAGTTCTCTAACAGGAACCTATACTGGAGTAATTATAAAGGAGGTTGAGCAGGATTGGATTCTTGGTATCAAGCAGCAGAGACCTGTATCATTTACAGTTGAGCCTGTAAGCATCAAGTTTAATGACAGTGATTTTGTCTGGGGTGATGTAGCTTACACAAATGGTGCTGTAATTGGTAATGGTAAGAAGATGGCTGACTATGAGTACTTCTACATGGGTGAAAGAGGTGACCAGTACAGAATGGTGAACTGGCCAGACTATGTACCTACTAAGTATCTTGTAGACCCAACCAAGACTTATGACACAATTGCTCTTCACTTTGCTTACGTTGGAGCTAATCATTCAGTTCAGATGTCAGAGAAGGATGTAACTATTTTAGTTCCTTCTGATGCAACAGTGGGAAGTGGCGATAGTGCAGCAAGCCTAACCAACACAATCATTGGAGCAATCAACACCGCAGCTGGTGCAACAGTTATTGCCCCTCTAGCTTAAATTGAGAGGTAAGTATAAGGGAGGCTATTATTTAGTCTCCCTTTTTATTTAATACACGAGATATGGTACACTTCAACGAACTTAGAATATCAGCAGATGCACAACATCTTATTATAGATGTAAGTGTGCTTAGTGAAAGTTACTACAAGAATGTCTATATTGACAGTATTATTATAGACAATCAGGATACCTATGTGGGCACTGGTCCTAGCAGTAACCCTGTGTATTCATACTCTGTACCTGATAGTGTTTCCAAATTAACCAAGAAGACTTATGGCCAAAAGCATGTAAGACTTGACTTAAGCCCAACAGACTTAGGAAGTCTGGATGGATTGTTCTTTGTCTATGTAAGAGTCAAAGGTACACCTTCAGCAGATACTCCATGTGGTATGGATAATATTACTACATTAGGAACTGTCTGCAATATGTACCCATTTTATCAGCAAGCAATGAACTACATTGGGGAAATTGCAAACAATTGCTCAGAACCTCAGAACTTCACTGACTATATACTGAAGTTAAAAGGGCTGGAACTTGCAGTAAGAACTGGCAATTATCCTGATGCTATCAAGTACTACAATAAATTCTTTAGTGGCAAGAGTAAGTCCTCTATAAAGATAGGAGGGTGTGGCTGTGGAAATCATTAACGATGTCTTCAACTCTTTAGGCACCTACTTTAATGCTCTTACTCAGTTTGGTTATAAGAAACAAGGGGATGTAAATAAACTCCTTGTATATAGCTTTATTGAAGAGATGCTAACAGGAGAGATGAGATTCTTTGTTACTGAGGCTGACTACAGACTCATAGAACAAGCTCTCAGTTGCCTATATGGAAGCTCATGCCTTATCCCATATCCACAATATGCTAATGATGATTACCTCTTTGGTCATATAGAAAGTGGTGGTCTTATTAGTCCGAGAATTACTGAAGATAGTAACATTAGATTCACTGAGGATGACAGAGTAAGATTTAAGGCTTCTAATTACGATAGATAATAAAACTAGTTAAACTCTTGCGTAGGTAATATAAAATTATTATCTTTGCGAGAGTTTTTTAATTATATAGATTATGAGTACATATAAAGAATTGACCTATATGGTACTTGATGAACTCAAGCTAGTATCTGATGATAGTCACTTTCAAGAAGAGCATGTACTATTCCTATTAGACAAGTACAGAACCTTCTTACTAAAGCAAAGATATAGTGATGTCAGGAAGGAGATTCCTGATAGCAACTATCAGACTATTTGTATAGACCTAGAGCAAACTAATGCCATAAATGGTATGCCCTGTGAAGGTCCTGACTATATGAAGTCCGCACAAAAGATACCCTACATGATGCAAATAGGCACTCAAAAGATTTCAAGCTTGGATTATTTTCAGGGAAACTTTACCTATGTGAACAATGAGAGGTTTAAGTATGTAGGGAACAATAAGTATCTCAAGAATCAGATATATGGCACTATTGCCCCAGACAGTCATCTTTACTTGAAGAGTAATAATCCACAGGTTTATTACTTAGAGAAAGTAAAGGTAACTGGTATCTTTGAGGACAGTAGTAAGGCGGCAGAGTTACAATGCCCTGATGCAGATGGAAATATACCTTGTGATGTAATGGATAAAACCTTTCCTTTAGAAGAGGCTTTAATTCCACCTGTAATAGAGTTGGTAGTTAAGGAACTTAGCGGTGCAGAATATAAACCAAAAGACCCATTGAATGATGCCGCAGATAATTTATCAGAACTGGCTACATATTTAAGGCATAATATGAAATCTGATTTGGCTAAACAACTAACGTAATGAGAAAAGAGTTTGATGAATTTAGGAAGAAGGTATTAAAAGCCGAGGAGAAGAAACATCACTTTAAGATTACAAACTCTAATGGCATAAAAGAGGCTTGGAGGTGGATTAAGAAAAACAAATGGCTGGACATAGGGCAACCTATCACTGAATTAGAGTTAGGCACAATAATCAAAACTATTAACTTAACTCTTCGGGACCAACTACTTGACGGTAAAGACATTCTACTCCCTCACAGGATGGGAAGGATTGAGATAAGAAAGTTTACAGCAAAGGTAGACTATAAGAATGGAAAGCTCATCACAAACCTGCCAGTAGATTGGAAAAGAACTATTGACCTGTGGTGGGAAGACGAAGAGAGCCATGAAGCAAAGACCTTGGTAAGATATGAAGACAGTGAAAGATTTACTGTCTATTACAATAAGGGCTTTGCTAATTTCAATAACAAATCTTTCTATAGGTTTGTACCAACAAGAACTCTTAAGAAAGAATTAAAGAAGCGAATAACAAGTGGGAGATTTGATGCTCTCCTATTAGGCAAGAACAATGAACTATACTAACATAAAGCTCATAATGGATAAGCTTACAAGGCATCCACTACTACAGGATATATCATTTGAAACTGTAGTGGACTATGCAGTAGATTTCATAAGAATAGTTGGAACACCTCCTTCATTTATAGAAAAGACTACTGACATAGATATTAAGGAATACAGAGGAGTATTGCCTTGTGATTTCTATCAAGTGATTCAGGTTAGAGATATGAATCATCCCAATGAGTCACATCCTGCCTTTAGACATACAACAGATTCCTTCCACATGAGTAATCATAGAGAAGGGGAGCATAGACATAATAATCATAGAGGACTTACCTACAAAATACAAGGGGGAATGATTATTACCTCAGTACCTGATGGTAAGATTGAAATGGCTTATATGGCTATGCCTATTGATGAGGAAGGGTACCCTCTAATACCTGACAATAGTAGTTATAGTAGAGCGTTGGAACTTTACATAAAGTTACAATGGTTTACTATTCTCTTTGATACTGGGAAGATTAGTGCTCAAGTACTAAGCAACACACAACAGCAGTATGCTTGGGCAGTAGGTCAAGCACAGACTGACCTCATTAGACCTACCATTGACCAAATGGAGGCAATAAGTAACATGTGGAACAAACTATTACCTGATGCAACAAAAGACCATCAGAATGGTTATCTACATGAAGGAACTAAAGAACATATAATAACTCACTAGCATGAGACAACTAAATGAACATCACTCATTTACAGGTATGCAGAGGGATATGAGTATCTCCAAGCAACCAACTTCATTCCTTTATGAAGGCCATAATATAAGGCTTACTCCGAGGGATGGAGATACTATGTATGCTATCACTAATGAGAAGGGTACCGTAAATACCAACGTGACTATTAGTGGAACATATTTAGGCCACTGTCTGCTTAATGAGTATCTTGTTGTATTTAGCAAGGGTTCAACTGACTTCATAACTAGGATAAACCTTAAAACCTTGGCAAAGACTGTTCTATTCCAAGGACCTTTAGGTTTCTCATTAACTTACCCTATAGAAGCAATAGGTTCTTATGAGAATGAGAATATTCAAAAGGTTTATTGGACTGATGGTTTTAATCAGCCTAGGTTTATCAATATAGTCGGAGACACCTCTAGATATAACAAGGATTCTTTTGACTTTACACCCGCTATTGAGCTTAAAGACTCTATCTCAGTAACTAAGATACTTGGTGCTGGAGAGTTCCCAGCAGGTGTTATTCAGTATGCTTTTACCTACTTTAATAGGTATGGGGCAGAGACTAACATCTTCTATACTACCCCACTACTGTATATTTCATATAGTGACAGAGGAGGAAGCCCTGAGAGTAAGATAGCCAACTCATTCAAGATAAGCATATCAAACCCAGATAATAAGTTTGATTACCTGAGAATCTACTCTATATTGAGAACATCTCTCAATGGCACACCAATAGTAAAGAGAGTGCAGGATATAGAGGTGCGTGACACCTATACTACTGTAGAAGATGGTTACACGCCAATAGTAGATGCTGTTGCCTCTTTTAGTATTGATGGTGGTGCTACCTACATGAATATAACAGAGTTAGAGAATGCTACAGGTAAGAAGATAAGGTACAGTGTGGCATCTGATGATACTATACCAGTGCCTAATACATACACATATAGTCCAGTTTTAAGTGACTATGAATATGTATTTAATAAGTCGGACTTCCCTAGCCTTTATATAAAGAACTCAGAGACTGGAAATCTGTATAGAGTTACTTGGGGGGATGACCTGAATGACACTGCTGTACTATATTGGAGTCCTACTAACTTGTTCTGTGTATGTGAATATCAGAGTGAAGGAAGTTGGGTAAGAGGCACTATTAAGAAATACACTGCCCAGACCACACTCACATATACAGATACAGGACTTGATGGTGAGTCTGTAGACCCTGCTGAGCTACTATATAAAGGTGGTGAGGAAATTATTGCAAAGACCATTGAACAGAAGGATGGAACATTGTTCCTAGGCAATATTGTTGTAGATAGGCCTCATTTGAATATAGAGGATTCACTGTTGTCACTAACAGAGGCAACCAAGGCTAACCCAATAGCTAATAGTACTGTAACATCTACTACAGATACCAGACAATTTGATTTAGTATCTAAGGAGCCTTTTAGCTACCTCAACACTCTTTCAAATCCTGAAGGTTATGAGTATGCTGGAGCATCCTGTTTCAAGTCTAGGGAATACTATAGACTTGGTGTGCAGTTCCAATATAAGAATGGTAAGTGGTCTGAGCCTTATTGGATAGGTGATAAGCAGTGTCTTGCTACCCCATCTATAAGTGATAATACATTAACCCTACCTATATTTCAATTCACTCTGAACAGTTCTAGCATATTAAGTCAGGCTTATCAGAATGGTTACAGGAGAATAAGACCTGTGTTCGCTATACCTAGAGGTCAGGATAAGACTATACTATGCCAAGGTGTAGGGTGTCCTACTATGTACAGGAATACAGACAGGTATGCTAATGGAAGCAGTGGTGCTGAGGGAACTTTGTATGCCCAGTCTTCTTGGTTGTTCAGAGTACCAAAGGCTTGGACTTCTCCTATAGGAAGAACACAAGATACCTATAAAGCTTCAAATGGAGGTGGTAAGGTTACGGCAAATGGTAAGTTGGTATCACAGTTTGATACAGAATTTTATACAGTAGGTGACACTGCTTCAGACAGCTATGTAATTGAGGCTTCTCCTATGTTAGCTAGCACTGAGGTCATGGGATTGTTTGATGATAATCATGCCTTTAGAATTGATGGGAACTTTATGAGTATCCACTCCCCAGAAACTGTGTTTGATGATTCATTCCAAAACATGGATTTCAAGGGATGTCAATTATATAGCATGGGAACTGTACAGCTTACTAACACCTATGGGGACATTGACATTCAGACATCTTCTCCTGCTATTGGTTCTGATGTAGGTGGATTTATTCATAGAAGCATTAAGACAGAAGGATATGCTGCTTTGGTGTCAGGACTATTCTATAATGATTACATTGTAGACGATATAGATAAGACTCCAGGTTATGGTCCTTATCATACCAGTAGTCCCCCTGTGGATTGGCCTATCTTCATGTGGCATAAGAATGGCTCATTGAATAATGACGTAGCAAGAAGTGGTAGAAGTGCCGAACTGCTAAAGAAAAAGATTAGTAACTATAGATTGGGAGGAGCTACTACGTATGACACTCCTGGTGCAAATCCTGACACTGACGGCAGCCTAAATCTAGGTGCTCTTGATATTCAGCTATTTAGTAGTGACGAGCTATCCATGATTAAGGTTAATGGTCATGCTTATAGAGGTAATATAGAGACTATGGTTACTCCTACTACTGCATCACCATTTTACATAGTAGGTAATCCTTGGAGAGCGACTGTTGATACTGACTTCTTCAGTGGCTCTTGGTTTAGGCTTAGTCTTAAAGACCCAAATAATACAGACTCTGTGAGTGGTGTATGGCAATTTGAGAAAAGAGATTACTGGTCATGGTGGTGGGACAATGGCGATAGAGATGATATAGGAGACTATGTTAAAGGTCTTGACCAGTGGAGGGAAGGTATAAGTATAAAGTATAAGTCTACCCCACACTTAGTAGCACAGACTAACTTAACATGGTATAACAGGCCTAATGGAGGAAGCCTCTCCCCAGGTGAGATGCCTCTCATGGAGATTAGGAAGACCTACAACAAAGATACTATATTCGGAGGAACTTCAGATGAAGCCCTGTCTGCTCATACTTGGATTCCCTGTGGACCTCCAGTAGCATTTACAGACAATACTACTTCAGTGACCCTGAAGTATAAGTGGGGCGATTCCTACTTCCAAAGGTATGAGTGCCTAAAGACTTATGCCTTCACTCCTGAGGATAAGAACCAAGTCATTGAGATTGCATCCTTCATGGTGGAAAGTAGGACCAACATAGATGGCAGGTATGACAGAAACAGGGGTCAGACAAGTAACTTGAATATGTCTCCTCAGAACTTTAACCTGCTTAACCCTGTGTATAGTCAGCTGGACACATTCTTTAACTATAGGATACTAGACAAGGAATATTATAAGATTAACACATTCCCTAACCAGATTACTTGGTCAAAGGAGAAACAGTCTGGTGCTGAAACAGATACTTGGACTAACATTACTTTAGCCTCAGTATATGACATGGATGGTTCAAAGGGTAGAATTGTGTCACTTAACGCTTGGAAGGACCAAATATTTTGTTTCCAAACCAAGGGTATAAGTAATATACTATTTAACTCTAGGGTTCAGATACCTACCTCAGATGGTCTTCCTATTGAGATTACCAACAGCTATAAGGTAGATGGCTACAGGTACCTCAGTGATGGTATTGGGTGTAATGATGGAAGGATGATTAAGGAAACTCCATCAGGTGTTTATTTCATAGATAGTGTAAGTAATCATCTGTTCCATATTGCAGATGGAATAGGCGACCTCTCAGTAACTCATAACATGACTTCTTGGTTTAAGGGTAAGGATGATATATACAAACTTGTATATGACGACATTAACCATGACTTATATGTTCTAGCCTACGACCAAGCATTATGTTACTCGGAGATACTCGGACAATTTGTATCATTCATAGACTATAATGGTATATCCTTAATGGAAACTTGTAACAATAGGGTGTTCTCACTCTACAATGGTACTATATATGGAATGTTTGAGGGTAACTATAACTACTTCTTCTCATCATACAAACCTTGGTTGTTCACATTCATATCAAATGGAGTTGATAAGGGTGCTATGGACTTTGACAAGATATTCTCTACTATAGACTATAGAATGGATATGAAGAATGGATATACCCCTGCCCATGATAATACCCTGAATGTTATAAGAGTCCAGACGGAATATCAAGATACTGGATATGTGGATTTAGTAAGATACAAGGTTGTCAACAATTCCACACACCTATATGACAAGACCAAGAATCTTGAGAAGAAGTTTAGGATATGGAGAATACAAATACCTAGACAGCAGAATAGTATGGATAGGATAAGGAATCCTTGGTGTAAGATAACCTTGGGTAATAGAAATACTGATAATACCCAGGCAGTTCTACATGACCTGAATGTACAATACTTTATATAATTAGAAAGCCTAGGTTTATGCCTAGGCTTTTTGTGTATAAGTATTTTAGTTAAAGCCTTGCGTAGTTCACAAATAATTTATACCTTTGCACAGAAATAACAACTATAATAATCATTAGATATGAGTAAAAGAGTTAGAAAGAATAACTATACTTCATACAATCCTTACCACGTGTATAGTTTTGGTGGGGGATTTAAGGAGGGTCTAGGTGACCTTAGCTTTAATGGCACTGGTCTGGGGCAAGCTATAGGCCAAAATATAGGTGCCATCGGTTCTGCTGTAGGAGGTGTGGCAGGAGGATTACTATCTAATGGTCTGGAATCCAAAGCAGGAAGTATTTTTAATACTATCGGAGACCTTGGTTCTATAGTTCCAGGACCTTTTGGTGCTATCATAGGAGGAGGAGCTAAGATATTAGGAGGGGCAATTGATGCTTTGTTTGGTACCAAGGTGGACCAAGAAAAGTTAAATGCAGCTAACCAAGGTACTTCATATTTGAACAACTTCACAAGTAATGCTTCATCCTTTGAGGAGATACAAGGTCCTCAGGCTCAAGCAGCAGTGGAGGATGCTTACAAAGGGGGTCTTTTCTCCAAGGGGAAAGCTAGAAGAAAGAACGCCGAATTAAGAAGGCAAAGACAAGAAGCTCAATTATTTGCTGACAGAAGTGTTGAGAATAATATAGAGAACATTGCTAATGAGCAGACGAGCAATATGCTAGCTAACTATGCAGCTTTAGGAGGCCCACTACACACACATGGAGCAGATTGGACTAATGGTATTACTATTATAGATAATGGTGGTAGCCATGAAAGTAATCCATTTGAGGGTGTACCTATGGGAATTGCAGATGATGGTCAGCCTAATCTAGTTGAGGAGGGAGAAGTTATTTTCAATGACTACGTATATAGTAATAGGTTAAGAGTGCCTAAAGCTGTCAGGGAAAAGTACAAATTAAGAGGAGTGAAGGATATGACCTTTGCTGATGCAGCTAAGAAGGCACAGAAAGAGAGTGAAGAAAGACCAAACGACCCAATTAGTCAGAGAGGTCTTGAAGATATTATGAATAAGCTGATGATAGAGCAAGAAACTCTCAGGGAACAAAGGCAAAGTAGAAAGTATGCTGAGGGTGGAGACATTCATATCAAGCCTAGCAAGAGAGGCACATTTACAGCAGCTGCATCAAAGCATGATATGGGAGTACAGGAATTTGCTTCAAAAGTATTAGCTAACCCAGATGATTATAGTTCAGCTATGAGGAAGAAAGCACAATTTGCTAAGAACGCTAGTAAGTGGAAACACGCTTATGGTGGTTCTATGGGACACTTATTTAGTGGAATAGGTCCTTACTATAATGGACTACCCAGACAAGCTATTACAGGACCAGATAATAACCCATCTAATGGGGCGGAAACTCAAGGAATTGGTTATCTTGCTCCTACAATAGGAATGAATAATGATGAATTAAGAACCCAGTCTCAATATGCTCCTATACAAGAACTAGTTATAAAGAACCCTGTTAATAAAGATAATTTTAATCACAGAAATTCATCTAATTGGCTGACAGGCCTAAGATATGCTCCAGCTATAGGGGCAGGACTTAGTGTGTTCAGTGACCTAATGGGGTGGACTAATAAACCAGACTATAGTAATGCCCAATCCATCTTAGATGCAGCAAGTAGTATAGGCGATGTACATTACACTCCTATCGGAGACTACATGAAATATACTCCTCTTGATAGATTATTCTATGCCAGTCAACTAGGTTCTCAGGCAGGTGCTACTAGGAGGAACATTCTAAATACTTCAGGAGGTAATAGGGGAACAGCTATGGCTGGTTTACTCTCAGCAGACTATAATGCACAGAGACAACTTGGTAATCTATTCAGGCAAGCTGAAGAATATAATCTTGGCCAAAGAGAAAGAGTTTCTACTTTCAATAGAGCTACTAATATGTTTAATGCTGAGAATAAGCTTAAGGCTCAAATAGCAAATAGGGAAAAAGATAAAATCAAAGTTGATGCAGCAGCTAAGGCAGCAGCTCTAAGAGATGTTGTTGACACTAGAATTGGGGCAGCTAGGTCTGCTAATATAACTAACTTCTTACAGAGCCTTGGAGATATTGGAAGAGAAGAAGTAGAGGCTTCTTGGATAAATAAAAATCCTGCCTTCTTATATATGGCTAGTAGAAGTGGTAGAGGAATTGACTATAAAGGCTTAGGGTATAAATATAATCCAGAAACTGGAGAGCCCATAAAAGCAAATGGGGGAAGAATAACTATTAAAAATAAAAGGAGAAGAAAGTAATGCCTAATTATAGTATAATATCAAATGCAAGGTTCAGACCATTTTCTTATCAAGAGATGCTGCAACCTGTGCTTGCTGCTACCCAAGCTCACCAAGCTTTAGAGGATTCCTATGCTGATTTGGCAGTAAAGTCTAATATTTGGGATAAGTTAGCTAATGAACAAACTGACCCAAAAGCATATTCCATATATAAAAAATATGCTAATGATTTAAAAACTTATTCAGATACATTAGCAACTTATGGATTAACACCTACTTCCAGACAAGCTATGCTGAATATGAGAAGTAGATATGCACAAGATATTGTCCCTATTGAGAATGCCTATAAGAAGAGAGAGGCGCAAGCTGAAGAACAGAGAAGGGCTATGTTACAGAATCCTACCTTGCTTTTCAGTAGAAGAGCTGCACAGACTAGTCTTGACAAGTATATTGATAATCCTAACCTAGACTATGAGAATTATAGTGGTGCCCTTATCACTCAACAAGTGGCTGCTGCTGCCTCTAATTTAGCAAGGGAAGCTAGAGATAGTGAAGACGGTAGGAGAAAACTGAAACAGATACTTCCATATCAATATGAGATTGTACAACAAAATGGTTTTAGCAGAGATGCTGTTATGGCAGCTATTTTAGGCAGCCCCAATGCTAATTCTATACTTACAGGCATAGTAGAAGATGCTATAAACGCATCAGGTGTGAAAAATTGGGGAGACCGTAATACTATAGATAGGGCGTATGATTATGCTAGGCAAGGTCTTTATAATGCAATAGGACAAACTAACTATTCGGCAATATCTGACCAAGCTGGACTTGCCAGATTACAGTCAGACTTGTCAGATAGAAATAACCAAAGGGAACATGCAAGAAAGATGGAAGAAGAGAGGGCAAAAAAGGGGGACCCTACTGATTTATTTGGAGGTTTAGGGCATTGGGAGAACTCCTTGGATGAGGACACCTCAAAGAAAGGGGCCACTATGAGAGATACGAGGAAAGAATTGTTCACGAATAGTGGTGCACTCAGAAGGTCTTATTTTGGAAGTTCTTTTAAAAACCCATTAGCTATTTATAAAGAGGCCCTTAAAATACCAGGGGAAAAGACAAGGTATGTCACAACATCTGGTCCTATGATGCCTTCAGGTTCAGATAAAGCGACAGAATGGCAGTACAAAATATCAGCCCTTAAGAAGAAATATGGAGTAACTAATATTCTCACTAAGGAACAGTATGAATACTTGACACAGTTGGGATACACCCCTACCAGCAGTTTTAAGGACTTTAGGAATGGGTTCAAGAGTAGAGAAAATAGTTATGTAGCTTTTAACAGACCTACATCAATCAATCTTTCAGATTATTCTCACATAAATGAAAGAATTAGCCTTAATAAAGGTCGAGTATATAATGTTGAAGATGACGGAAGTCTGACAAAAATATCAGCTGATAAAGCTAAGGCATTAATAAAGGACATGAAGGTTGGTGATGTAGCTATAGCAGGAGGTACTAAAGAAGGGCTCTATGTGAGATTTAATAATGATGAAACTCATGAAACTAAGGACCTTGTATTATCCCCTGAGTCATTTGGCCCTGCTTCTGGAGAGTTGACAAAGTTAGTTAACGACTATAGGGAGAAAATGGAAAACGCTCCTATATCAGCCAAATCATATTTGCAGGATGAGAGTGCTATACTTATGCAACAATTATTCAACAATTATTTCAAGATAAGAAGTAATACAGATAGTGAATTATAATGGAATTTCAGGATATAACAAAAACAGGTACTAGGGGTTTAAAAGGACTGAAGGGTTTAGAATTTAACCCTGATGATACCGAAGCACAGGTTCAAGCAAAGATAGCTGAGAGAAGGAGGAGGCTTATGGAAACTCCTCCTACTCCCAGTAGTACAACCACTAGATTTAGTGCTCCTGCCTATGAAGCAATTGGTAATAGGCTAGTAGACTCAGGTTTTGGCGAGTCTACCTATGATGCAGGAGCTTACTTAAGTGAACTACAAGACCTTAATGAACATAGAGCACAAGAGCAACCCTGGTATTCTAAACTTGGTGCTGGCATAGCTAAAGGAGTAGCACTTGCAGGCACCACTTTCTTAGATGGTACAGTAGGTCTAATAGCTGGTATAGGTACTGCCATAGGAGAGGGGAGAATCTCTGGAATCTGGGATAATGAAGTTTCCAATTCGCTCTCAGAATTAAATAGAGAGTTAGAGACTGCATTGCCTAATTATATGACGAAAGAGGAGCAAGAGAATCCTTGGTACAAGAATATAGGAACCATGAACTTTTGGGCAAACAGTGTAATCAAGAAC